GTTTTACTTAAATGTTTTCACTACTTTTGGTCCCTTTAGGAATTCTAGTTTTTTAGTATAGTGTTCCACTGATCCATCTATAGCAGATTCTGCACCTTCTATAGTTTCTCTTCTTGTAACATCCACCCACATATCTTCTTCATCTGGGTGTTTATACTCTGTTTGGTAAAATCCGTTTGGTAGTTGTACTATTCTCCAGTTGGCTTTATCGGCAACATGGTTCCAAAGGTTAATCATATCTTGATTAGGGTGTTGTTGTTGTGGTGTACTACTCCACGAATTAGTACGGGTGTATAAAAACGTCATTGTTTGGTTTTTAGTTAAACGTTTGGTTATTTATACTATCACTTGATAGTTTGGTTATCTACTGGTGTAGAAATATTTTAAGAAGTTAAAATCGCGCTCATGCTTCCTGCAAGCACACCGTAGTTAGTTGGCTCTTCCTCCCCCATTGTTAGTGTTATCCAACTAGCTGGTGAATATTCTGTTTGTAAAAAACTAGTTCCACCGCCTACATACCGATGCCCACATAGCCACATGAAAGGTTTAGCTGCATTAGTATATCTACCTAATGTTCCAGATTGTGGCATCATAATCCATTGTGCTGGATCTACCGCTGTTAAACTACCATTAGTGTAACATTCAGCTCGACTGATTGTAACAGTGGCATTATTATCTACGGTCGCATTAAGATTGGTTAATCCTGTTAAATTACTCAACTCTTTCAAACCACCATCTTCAGATCCAATTCCTAAGCTTTGTGAAATTACTAAAGATCCTGCTGCCCCTGATTTATGGAAAACTAAATAGAAATCCATATACACCGTCTTGTTTACAATGTAATATCTACCTGTTTGGGCTAAATAAGTTAAATTTGGTACTGGTGTTGGACCTGTGCCTACACCTGCTGCTCCCTGCGTCATTAATACTGGAACCCAAGTTGCTAAAGTTTCAGATGATGCAGCATTACTTTCAAATTCTATTTCTGTTGCACTATTTCTAGTTAACGTCATCCCTGTACCAGCAGTGAATTGTATTGTAGTATCTGTTCCAGCTCCTGAAGCATCTAAAGTTAAGTCAACATTAGCACCATCTTGGGCTGCAGACATAGTGTAAGTGGTGTTTGTATCAGTTGGTGTTACCCATGTCGCATCGCCTCTTAAAAACGTAGAAGCACTTCCGCCAGTTGGAACATGTCCTACGTTGGTAGTACCATTATAAGCAGCTGAACTTACAACAACAACTCCTGTGGTAGGGGATACTGTTAATGCGCTACCACTTGATAACGGGGATATACCAGCACTAACCGATGTAACTGGAGCCGCTGGATTAGCTGCCCATGAAGGCGCCACACCTGGCCCACCAGATGTCAATACATAGTTCAAATCTCCTGCTGGTAAACGCTTTAACGATGTTGCTGTATCCGCGTAAAGTATATCTCCAACTATTCCGGCGAAACTTGTAGTTATAGTACCAGTAGTAGTTATAGGGTTAGGACTAGCTGCAAATGTAATTCCACTATCAACACCTAAACTATTAGTTGTAGCTACACTTGTTACTGTACCACCACCTGGTACTAATGCACCAACCAATGTCACTAAACTCTCGACAGTGCATTGTCTCGTTGCTTTTTTAGGATCAGTTTCAGAAGCATCTGAAATAATAACTAAATCTTCATTTGCTGGGGTAACCGTTGGATATGTGTAAATTATTGGCATAAATATTTTCTTTATTTTGTTCTATTACTCTATATTCACACGTATTTCCTTATTTTTACAAAAATAACCACTTCTTACACTGTGACAAAAGCCCCTTACCAATATACTAGGCACCTAATGTCACCCTTTTTCTAAAAAGTATTAGAAATATAGGGGTTATGGGTTGCCCCCTCCCCCTCTACCTCATCTTTCCTAGGAAAAACGCATTTACAAAACCGGGCCCCCTATTTTATATTTCATTTTTTCATATATATATCGCCTTTTGTTTATATTTCTTTAATTATCTTTTATGTTTTACCTTTTACTAACTATCTTTTTATACAATGTAAATACGAGTATCAATAGATAATATATATATATAATAATTAAACTAATAAACTATGCTAGATCCTAAAGAAAATAACTACGACTGGAACCAAGATCACTATGATGAACCAGATTTTGACTACATGCATGACTGTGAGTATTAATAATACAAACTAAATACGATCCATCATGGATAATATATATAACTAAACTAAATTAATAATCAAATAAAATAAATAACTATGAAAACTAATAATCTAACAACTAAAAGGTTTGTAATCAGAAAGTCTCTGATTGGAACTAACTCAGTAATCACTTTCACTAATAAGAAAGATATCACTTACACTTATGATCATGATGAGATCTATTCAACTTATCAAGAAAAGTTTGAATCAATGAAGTGTTTTCAAGAGTACAAGTCTTACACTAATAGTAACATTGTACCAAAATTCTGCAGAGAATTAAGTGAAGTATCTTAAAAAGTATGACAATAGGTGGTTACTTAAGTAGTATTTAACTACCTAATGTCACACTACACTTAAATGTTATTTAATATCTATGTAAGATATTGAGATATCAAGTGCAAAACATAACAACTAATAATAACTAATAAATAATTATACACCTTTTAAATTAAACTAAAATGACTAATAAAGATAAAATAATCACTTCAATTTCAATCATTGGAATACTAATAATGACATGTTACTTACAATCTTGTGCCACTATAAAATCAGATCAATTAGTTGGCAAGTATAACCAACAAGTAGAATGTTATGATTTTACAAACTAAATACTAAGGTATTTGGATAATATAAATATAAAACATGTAGTTGATGATCATACTTTAGCATGTATAAATAAAATGAACACTTGATCCCACCAAAAACTAATTAATAACTTTAAATAGTGTAAATAAGTCGAAAGATCGCTCCACGTGGTGAACAACGTAAATCGTGGTACTATTAATAAATAAATAAATAACTATGTATAACTATAATAATCCTTCAAACTGGTCATGGACCAAAGCATTTGATGAAATGGCAAAAACTGTCAACAAATCAGAATTAACTCAACAAGTAATAAATCACTTAGCAGATTACCCAGGTGAATCTCATGGTGAATATGTTAAACTAAGTAAAGTGAAACAAGATGATCTTTATGAAATATTAAGTGAAGTACTATGAAACAACTTGACACACTAGCTCAAAACCTATTTGGTGAATTTGGTTTTACAACTTGCACTGAAGAACAAATGGAATATATAATTAAAAACTACTATAAATTAAAGTAAATGAAAAAAAGAACAGATTTTACAACAGACTCATTTGAGGTACTACTATATTTTATAATCACATTCTTTATAGTAATACTATTTGCTTACTTAACTAACTAATAAATGAAAGAACTAATAATAACAATTGGAGTATTGGTGGCAATGGCATCAAACCAAGTAGAAAAAGTGGAATTAAATCAAACTATTGATAATATCCAAGATATGAAAGAGTGGATGATAGAAGATCAAAAACAAGGAGTGATAGATTCTGTTTATGCAGAGTATTATATACAATACTTAGAAGAATCAGAGCAAATACTAATAAATATTACAAACTAAATACGATGAGTATTGGATAATATATATAAATAAACACAATAATGAATAGAGAATACGTAGTAACGAGACATGTAGAGATAATGAAGGCGAAAGATGATAAGAGATCTTACTACAAACTTTTTATCTATGGCAAACCAGTGAGTTTTGGTCCATATGAATTAAAAGGTGATCTAAAATGTTCTCCAAAAGGTGTTGAAAATCTCACTAAAGAATTTATAGAGGAAGAAATAGCTTGTGTCTATGCTACTTTTCCTGACAGTGAAATAGACGAACTAATAAACAAGTTAAATAATAAGAAATGGTTAGTAAAAATATAAAACAACTACAAAACTTGTACTCTTGGAATCAATTTTACCAAGATAGAAAAATGAAAGATCAGATGCGTAAGTGTCAAAGTGAAATTCACTCGCTTAAATTAGTGATAAATGAACTTAAAACTAAGAAAAAGAAATGAAGTGTCCATGGGAAGTAGCTTATCAGCTACATAAAGATAAGTACACTAAAGAGGAAATAGATGAGATGCTATTTATGGAAATACAAGAATTAATACACAATTATGACTAAAGTACAAAAAATAGAGGCGATAACAAAAGATATCTTAGCCGGATACTATGGAACCACTCAGAATTGTGGTACAGAAACTCAGAAATATACTTATGCTTACTTACAAGCTCAAAAAGTATATGAAGGTGAACTAATTATTGACCCTAAATATATCCCAGTAATATGAGTAATTGGAAAACAGTGATAGACTTTGTAAGCAAAGATGAAAATACTACATTAGCCGCTTTAAGGTGGTTGCAAGTAACAGAACTAGCATTAAAATATGGTAATGACCAAGATTTAGGTGCAGAAGTAAGAAAATTAACTAATAAATGAATTATGGATTTTAAAAATACAGTAGCAAACGAGGAGTTTGGAATGGATTATGATCAATTAGGTCATAATGAACAAGAATGGGTGATTGATCACATAGATATGTGTTTATCATAATACAAACTAAATACGAACGCTAACAGATAATATAAATATATGAAAACAATTAAATTTTATTCTAGTAACAGATCAGTGATCAAGCTAGACGGCAAGAAAGTAAAAGGTTATACAATTAGTAATATACCAGACGAGTGTAACTCATGGTTTAATTACAAAGGATTAACTTACATATTGAACTAGTCACCGACGGGTGATAGTGGACAGCGAGGTCAGGTATTGGCGGAATATAGAAAAAATCCAATGACTGTTCTAGACATGAGAGGTTCGAATCCTCTCTCTCGCTCTAAAAATTAAACAAATGACAAAACTAAGTACACAAGACATAAACCTTATAGTAAGGTTGTTACATCAAGAAGTAGATGCAGTGAGTGATATCATTGAAAGAGGTCAAAATCAAGACATCAATTGGATGGTTAGATTAGATCACTGTGAAGAGCTTATAATGAAACTACTAAGATGAGAGATTTAATATTAGCATTGATAGGTTTATTGATAAGTCCTTTTGTACTATTATATGAATTAGGAAGATATATAATTAAAAAAATAACTAAATATGGCAAAGAAAAGAACACTAAATGAAATAA